CCGCCAGCCACGAATTACACGTGGGCAATAAACCAACTAGCCTATAGTAACGCAGCACTCGCCAGACTCAGTAATGTAGTTAGCATCACATTGCCAAACGGAGTATTGCGGTTCCCACAGGTTTTGTTGGGCAAACTGTTGCACGATTATATTTCCTAATCGCGCCTGCGGCGTTTGTGAAACGCCACCAAGGACGTCACGAATTACTTCAGTGACAAGACCCCTACCTTTCGGTAGGGTACTTAAACTTTGCAGGAGACGACCAGTAGACGAGGGTGGAGGAGTAGACAAAAGCCGAAGACGAGTCTTCGTTTTGATGCCGTATCCTTCCTCATACAAATCAGCCACCTCTGCTACATCTAGTATAACCTGACAGATAAAACCCTCCCATCCGTCACGCGGACCGACCCTTCCGGGTCGATACGTACATGCTGGACGGGGAAGGCATTCGTCGAAAGTGCCAATAAAGGCACCATCGCCGTATCCATCAGGTATCCTTGGCCTACGCCAATTACTCGGTGCATGGCTTCTAATCCACCACAGCAAGTCAGATATTTCTATCTGATCTACATATGGATTCCATTGCTGCCTTTCGGCCCAACGTACGATCCTGTTGTGAAACAGGAAGAGATCAGTAAGTGTGCGCACTTTGTTTTTGATATAAACAGGTGTCACATCGTAATCACGAAGGTAGTGTTTACCACAACTTTCGCGAAAAGGACCCTCAATAAAGGTTTTATCTCTATTGGTTTTAAACCCGCAGAACGATAGAACATCGATCAACAGGGGGGCCGCGGCACTAGGGAGAATAATATCATCTCCGTAACATGTCGTTCGATGTGTCTCCAGTCCCAGGTGCTGACAAACGGCGAGCGACAAGCCCCAGAACAACAGGGTCTCGAGCTCAAACGTGTAGCCATTGCCCATGGAACTGAACTTCCGGTATAAAACTTTTTCTCCGGAAGGAAGAACTCCAGATGACGATCGGCACTGCTCAAGCGCCTCACACCACTGATCCGGTAACAGAAACCTAACGAGTTCCAAGGACACGGTATCACTTGCCATCGAAAGATCGATGGTAGCCAACGTACCAGCAACTGCGCCCACACGGGCTAGCTGCTGGTTACGTGTCTGGAATTGTAAGTCAAGTCCTGCTTCCCGGAGCCGACGGCGGATCAAGCTACCAAACCCTTTCTGGACATACATGTTCATGTCGGGTTCAATAGCAATCACGCGATCCGTCTTATAGTTCTTCGGAACAGTTGTTACCTTGTTCCCATGTACAAGTTTTAAGTGCATGGGTCCTATCTCAGAAGTAAGACTGCGTTTCCACGCAGGGATTGCTGTAATTGCAGCAACCGCTAGGCCGAGGTTTGCGTACGTTGTCTCCGGAGTACCGGAGTATTTATGGGGTACACTACTTATCCGTCGGTTAAGCCTCATGGAGGCACCGGTGGTAAAAGTAAACCCGTGCGCAGCGGCATCATAACTTAGTGGTCCGAGAATCGTCTTGATTTTTCGTCGCGCAGAGAAAATTATCTGCTCGATGTCGCCAACCGCATATTCTTGCGGGAAGCGACCAAGACGGACGAATCTATCGTTGGTGGATGCACAAAGCGTCTCTCCTTCACTGAATTTCGTCATAGCGGAAGCTGCCTTTTCAGCCGACGATTTACCATCATCGTACTTACTTAACAACTCGCGCCACAAGTACTCTACTGCGAATCGACCGGGATTATCAACACACCATTCTCCTTTTGGGGAGCCTGGTATGAAGTCGTCACTGCCTGTGAAGGCGGCGACGTCCCCGTTCCAAGAAGTAGCTCTAGCGAGCCGTTCCAGGAACGATTTGTGGTCAAGAGAAATATTAACGTTAACAGGCCGAGTACGGCCAGGAGCTCGCGTAACCATAGAAGTAATCCAATAGTTAGTTGCCCGGTAAGGGCAACCTTTACGGGGAAGTCTCCACCATTAAGTGAGGACAACGTAGGTGCCTGATCAGTAGATCGGTTCAATGTTCTCGATCACGGTCGTTACCGACGCGTTAGCGAGAGAATTGGCCATCAACTTCTGCAGGTCCTTGCGCTCCTGGAGCGTGGCCTTCTGGCTGAAATTGAAGATCACTTCAGCACTGCTGATATGATCGACAGATGTTACGCCAGAAACCGTCACTTCCACGGGGTCACCGATTCCGATACGGATTCGATGTGCTCCCTGGCTGTTCGTCGGCTGCTTCACTTCAACGATCATCGTCTCGAAACCCTGAGGCGTGATGCTGTTGCGATTGGCCAAGCGAGCAAGTCCGCCGTCCGTTGTTACGGGGGCGAACGTGTGTGCAGCCGGGACTGCGTCGTTTACGACGATGTTTGCAATTGCGGGCATTGTAGTTCCTGTAAAGGAAGAAATGGTGGCGAACCAAAGTCGTCTATTTATCGACGACCGCCGAATACCGCAGTCAGTAAAGACAAACCATTTGCCATGTGACCGAGGCTTAACGGATTTTTTATCCGTGGAGTGGCTACTAGGGGAGAAGAATTATGGACCTCACGAATTATATGTAAGGACCTCTGTCTTCCCTCGAATTTCGCAAACTTACACCGATAAGGTGGGTTCACTGGCTCGTTCGCAACCACAATCGATCTCGTGCTTTCTAGCCGCATGGTAGTGCTCCCCGAAAGGAACTTAAAACCAAGGGCAGCGTCCATTGTACTGAGCCAATCCCCAACGGGAACGAGCCAGTCGACTACAAAGGAAAACGGGACTTTCTCCCAAATAACTTCAAGAGGATTAGTCACGCCAGCACTTGACAGTGTTGATAAGAAGGTATTGCCCGGATAGTAATCTAGGCGAGTAAAATACCCTCTCCGCTGTGTGTCATTCAGATAGCAACCACTAAACATATTCGGCTGAGGATGGTAAACAGTCGACTTCTGTTGAATATGATTGCTAACCCCTTTCACGGTAATAACCCATTCCGTAAGGTCCCGACGATTGTTGAGAGCATCTAAGCTCCCGTATATATCGCCAAGTAAGGGCAGCGCGGCATAGTTATACCCTAACCATCCTTTCGGATAGTCACGCCAGCGTTTCACACCGAGCCCGCTAAGGGCCCGCTTAAAATCGCCGTCGAGAGCGTGCTTAGCAGCACGTCCTAGTTTCAGGGCACTACTACCGACAAAGTCTGCAGTCTGTTGAGCCTCGGCAAGTGCAACACCGAGATTAACGCGCTGGTCTTTCAGACTTGCCAGGGCCTTCATGATCGACTGATTCCGTTCCATGGTACTAGAAGGAAGCAGCGATATAGTAGACCCGCCATCCACAAATGAACCTAGGTCGCCAGAGTAAGAATACTGGTTTCCATTAGACAGGTTCTCCGCACGAATCGTTCCCGATGTAACGCGTCTTTTTGAGACACGCATATCGTACGGTTTTGGGTACAGCCATCCTGTTGGTTTCCGGGTTCTCACCCGGTCAGGATAGACATGGATAAACGTATCATAGCCACCGATCGGGTTAGAAACAACCCCAGCAATATCACTTCGATATCTGCCGGGAACCTGAATTAATTCGGTTGGCATGGTTTTCTCCAAGGGCTGGTTGTGGATTGATGAAAGTGATAATAGAGAAGCAGGAGGTCCTTCCCTCCGAATTAAGCCAAGGAAATAATTGGCACTTCTCCTCTTACGTTCAGGCTTTGCAGCTTTCGCGCCGTTATCGGGCGGTACATATCTCAAGACGGGTACAAATAAGTCCCGGCTACGCAGATAGTGGTACGTAAGTCACTCATTAATCTTTGATAAGATTAATGATATCTAGCACCGTTTTTTATAGGCACTGCCAGAACTATGGATAGTTCTGATCTCTGATTTAGAGATAATAGCACT